CATCTGTGAAGACTTAATCTAGGTTCCTTGCCATTCCGGAGGTCTACTTCTAATATTCATGGTTGTATCTGACCAAAAAGTGGTCAGATTTTGTGACCAGTCAAAAGTTTTGACCAGTTCAATCGGACACTTATGTCCGTTATTCTGCTGTTTCTTCTTTTGGTTTATCCATGTCTATTAATGCTTGCTTGTAGCCTTCAGCTTGGTGCAGTTGCATCTGTAAGGATGGTATCTTTTGCCGAAGGTCTTGGATTATCTTGTCTATTTCTTCTATAGTCATTATGCGTTTTCTAGTGTGGTTACTTTTGCTTCCAATGTTTCTATTTTTCCCATTGCTTCCTGAAGTGCTTTTGTACATTTCCAGAAAAAGATGCTGTCTTTAAAAAATAATACTTTTTCCTTTATTTCTTTTATATCTCCTATTTCTTTTCCTTCAGGTATATCATCCCCTTCTTTATAAAGTGTACCGAAAGTTGGATTAGCTTTAATTTCCTCCGAGTCTGGTGGTCTTTCCCCAATCAAGCCCGGAGAAACTTCCTTAACCTGTTGGGCAATTACACTAAGCAAAAACCTTGAATCCTCTCCATCAACTAGACGTTTATAATTTACAATATTGATATTTTTAACATCTTCCCATTGTGAATTTGCATCTTTAATATTTATTTTCAATCTTTCATCTGATAAGGAACTCCCATAAGTACCATCAACATTCTGGACTGAGCCATTAGAATAAATTATTAGTTTGTTTCCAGTAGCAGTACAATTAAAAAACCTATGAGTGGTATCATTTATACTTGTGTCAAAAACTATTTTCATTCCATAAGGATTAGAATTTGAATGATTAATTAGAGCGGCAAACTCATGATTGTATTCTTGTTTAGCTGTGAGAGCATAACTACTAGCCGCATTTCGTACACAAGTTAAAGATGAGTGGGATTCAGGAGCCGCAGTACCGATGCCTACGTTGCCACCATTAAACCAAGAATCTCCATTGGTGCTTATTTTTACATCATTATTTCCTGCTCCGTCATTAAGATAAAGCATCCCATTATATCCGTCACCTGCACTACTTTCATAGACTTGAAATATAGCGTCTCCGTCTTGGGAATTTAAAATCTGTAAGGGGGTAGTTCCTGCCCCTGCTGATTTTATTTGTAAACGATGAGCCGGAGTTGCAGTACCGATTCCCACATTCTCACTAGAATCAATAGTAATTGCTAGTGCATCTGCATTGTCATCAATGCCTACTGAGGTAAAGTTTCCAGTAAATGTAGGACTAGCCAATGGTGCTTTTGCTGTAAGCTGAGTCTGCACGTTGGAGGTAACTCCATCCATGTAATCAAACTCTGCGGCTGTAGTGCCTCCTGCAACGTAGTCAGCAAGGATTCGGGCTTTTGTCATGGGTTACTCCTTATTCTGGTTTTGTGGGCCACGTTACGCCTGTTAGTTGTCCATCTGAATCAAGTTCTGGTGAAGCAGTTGAGGGCAAATCCCTTAATTCTTTTCGATATGCAGTTTGATCTGTTGTCATTGTTAAATCTGAAGAAGCCCACCAATCTGTTTCGGAGAGTTTATCCCTCCGTTCTTTTCTCAGTAACTTCAATGGCTCATCATCACCAAGTAAGCTAATTTGCCGTGTTTTAAATTCAACATCGGATTCATAAAAAACTTCTATATCATTTATTCCGTATCCAGCTTCTACAGCATTATCAGATAATGTTTTTAAATGATCTTCCGTTGTCCCACCACTCTGACTAAAAATAATTTTACCTGTTTTTTTTATTATACATACACGCATATTTTCCTTTATTTATTTATTTATAGGCTATATAACGAATAGTAATGGCATTTGCCGTGTGGGGATAATCTGTTAATTGCTGAAAAACTGTAAAACCATCATTACCAAATGCTGATATGTAACCTCTCCAGACTTTGTTGGAATTATCCTCCTGTACTACTCGGAGTGAATATAACCCAAGGGAAACCACATCACCGACTGAAGGTCTACGAGAGATAACCATCCGCAATGTACCATCATCAATCCCCCAACTCCAACCATTTAGGCCATTATTTATAGCTATAAATTCCACTACAGTTGGTTTAAAGCCTACACCACTAATTGCGGTAGAGGGACTCGCATTCATATCAGCAGTAAAACTACCAACATAAATCCGACCTGCTCCCCCTATAATCCCAGACCTGCTTCCTGCTCCTCCAATTATTCCACTCATGGTTTCTCCTTATGTCCAGTCTTGATAGATAAAATTTACTGACCAATCACATGAGCTAGCTGAATTATAAACGCCTAATTGATCCCCTTCTCGTAACACAATTTTGTCGGAATACACAAATGTTGTATTAACGGCTAACCCAAGCTGATGAAATATCCAAACAGTTGATGATGCCCTCCCTATCTTTGCTTTAATGTCGTGAGTAGCAGCATTTGAGGAGCAGGTCATATTTAAAATTGTTATAATAACATCTGCTGGAACTGTAACTACCCCAGAAGTATTACCAGAAGTTCTTAATGTTCCTGACCCTGTTGTACCTCCAAAATCTATTAGTGCTGTAGCAGCATTGTTATCATTAACCGCAGCAGTTCTTAAAACTTCGCTGCCACTTCCGCTTGGTATTGCCATGTTATGCTCCTAATGTAAGTGCTTGATGTGTTGACGATTGCATGAATGCTGCTTTTTGAACTACTTTTGAATTAGTGTCAGTCTCAATGCCACCATTGGCTGTTATAAGACCAGTTGCAGTTGTAGTAGAACTATTAGTAACTGCTCCAGTATGTACGACTGCTCCTGAAAAGGTTCCTCCTGTAGCAGGTACTGTATCTGCTGGACTGAAGGTTGACAAAGCTATAACCTCAACAACATCGCCTGCTGCTAATGCTGCCAGACCTGTGATCGTACTTCCATCGGTAGCAGTAAAGTCAGTACCTAATACAAGCTTTACACCATTAAGGTACAAACTTAGCTGATTAACAACATAGTTGATTAAAACTCCGTTGTCGTCTGCCGTTATGGAGGTTTCCGATCCGCTTGCCGTGAAGATAAACCTTTCGGCTTCTCCCAAGCCTGGTTCTTGACCTATATATGCCATGTGTTATCCTTTATTTAGGGCCACTATTATCTTTAGGCCATTTAGCCTTTACTGGGTCAACCGTCTCACTCTTCCACTTGGTCAGGCCATCATCGTAAATCTTATTAAGCTGGACACCCCAATCTGGATATTCTGCTTGGCGGTTGCGAGCATATTCTTGAGCAGTCCATTCTGCTCGTAACTTAACTAATTCAGCATCTATTTCTGCCTGAGTTGGTTGAGTTTGTTTGGTGTCCATCCATTCTAACTCATCATCACGCAGAACCCATTCTGCTCCCGGCTTTAGTGATAATAATGCATCTCCTGTTTCTATTGTTTCTATCATATTAACCTTTTATTTCCATTAGTGTAATTGTACTCATTGTGTCTGCATATCTGGTATATATTCTTGTACCACTATTTTTTTTTGCAAACAGTTCATAGGTTATAGCTGATGATGTGTTTGGTGAGTGCTGATACATCATTGAAGAACTACCTATGACTCGTGAAGAAGCACCATGAATATAATGTATTTTATCAACTATACTTGATCCACCTGCATAAAGAGCATACTGTGCGGCTGTTCCAGTCGTATCAGAATCATAACATATATGATAATTTACAAGTATTTTACTACTTGTGGCTGATGGAGTAATAGCCGCAGAAAGACCAGTAGTAACATAGGTTGTGCTAGTGAGTTCCAAACCAGCAGTTGCAGTTCCTTGAACAACCTGTATTATTGTATGAGCAGGTGGTGTCCATGCCGTTATAGTTGCATTTGCTAGTGTAGTAACTCCCGACATTGTTGCATTCTCTGCAAATGTCGTTGTTCCAGTTGCTCCTACAGTTATAGCTGGTGAAGCATCTGATCCTTGCAAGACTAAATTATCCGCAGAGGATTTTATTATTAAGTTTGCCATAAGTTATCCTTTCGGGAATTTAGTTTTAATCTCTGCACGTTTGGCCTGAAGTGCATCGAGGGTATCGTCCAATATTGCATGGACACATTCTTGTAAAGAGGGGTATTCTGCCTCACGTTTTCTTGAGTAGGCTTGAGCATCGTATTCCTGAACCAAATCAATTTTTGCATCTTCCCATTCCTTTTTTGTGCATTTGGGATCATCTTTCCAAACAATGGAATCATAATCTTCTTCTTGAACAGAAACCCATTGATCTAAAGATATTCCTAATTTTTCCATTATCATTGTGCTACCTCCATAACAGTAATTGAACTTGTACCACACCAAGATGTATTAGCTTCTCTACCATTTAATCTGAAAGAAGTAGCATTATTTGATATAAAGTGTGGCGAATATACATGAGCAGTTGAAGCATCTTGTGCGGTGTCTGTTACAACCGCACCCATTGAAACCATAACACTACTGTAATCTAAACCTGGGAAATAACTTCCTACAGCCCAGTTATAAGTAGCACCACTTCCAACTTGTAAAGTTGCGTTTGATGGGCCTGTCCTTTTAACAATAAAACCAGTTCCAGTTGCCGTATCCACACTAAACATAACTTTTATATCTACAAATATTTTAGAACCTGAAACTTTAGGTGTAATACTTCCATTAAAACCAGTAATAGCTGCCTCACTACTACTACAAGAAAATAGAGTAAGGGTATTAACAATTGTTTCTTTTAGTTGTATCACATGCCCAGCAGGAAAAGTTGCATTCCCAAGATTAAGATTTGGACTACCTGTAACAGCACTTCCAAGTTCACCTGTCATTCCTGTCAGGTCAGTCTGTTTTGATGAAAGCAACTCTCCAGACTCAAGTGTACCTGAACCTGTTATGGTTCTTTCTGTACTGTCCTGAGTTATTACTACATCTTCATCTGCTATTGTACCAAGTGCAAGATGACCAGTTACAGTTACATTTCCTTCCAGCTTATAGTTGTAGTCATTTGGTGCTGATCCTGTCCTACCAGACAAATACATTCTTTCAGTAGAGTAAGTACCTGCTAGAGTTTGACCTGAAGAATTCTCCAAGAAGGCAATATCCGTTCCTTCAACAATCCCAGCAGGAATATCGGCACTGGTTAACGGTGCTAATGCTCCTCGTCTTCCTAAGTATGGCATTTATTCTCCTATGTTATATCTAGTAATGACATAACTACATCGGCACTCGTTGCCGTGTTGCTCTGAACTTGTACAAGATCCTGATAATCAAGAACCACCTTCTGATCTCCACCAACAACAATTAACGAACCACCAGTAGGAATCGGAGCTGCCTTAACAAGATACGTTCTCGTAGTACTATTATTATAAATAACAACATCTACAGCAATAACAGCACTTGTTGTATTTGCTATAGTCATTCCTATAATAGTACGTTGTGTCGTATTGTTAAGCTCAGTACCTACATCTGACCATCCAGTTGTCACATTCTGAACCTGTTCATTTTTAAACGTGTTTGCCATATTTATCCTTTAATATCAGTGTCATCCGAGAGCAATCGACATCGCCACGGCTGCGTTGTTTGCTATTACAGTGTTATCAGCTATATCAGTTAGCATTTCTGAACTAACTCTAATTTCTACAGAGTCCCCTGAAGTATGCCCTGCTGACGTAGCAACACAAGTCAGGCTTGTAGATGCAATAGATGTTACTTTTATAACTTCGCTATTTATAGTTACGTAAACCCAATCATCACTAGTTAGAGTAGGAAATAGAGAACTACTTACTATGGGTAAAGCAGTAACCCCAGCAGCTATATTAGCTGTAAGAGTAGTTTGCGCACTATTACTAAATTTAACAGCCATAAAACACCTTTAATTATGATACAGTTATAGTCCAGCTAATAGTTACAGTGTCATCAGTACCTTTATTAATGATAGCAAACACTGTTCTGGCTAACATAGTCCCTCCTGATGCCGCATCAAAAATACCTGCTTCTTCTATAGCATAAACTCCATGCGATGATGTCCAGGTAGCATCATATTGTACTGTAGCGTTTGATACAGTTCCGCCCGCATTAGTTAATGCTATCCTACTACTAGCTAGTTCAGTCCCTAAAGTTGTATTTGCCGCAGCAGCAGCAGCACTGCCACTACCTAAAGCCATGTGTGTCATTTCTCCTGGTATAGTAAATCCACCTAGAGTATTTTTAAATCTGCCAGCTACCCATTCTTTGCCTGCGGTAACTACAAGGTTATCGCATTGATGAACCACTTCATTATTAAGGGATATTTGCAATGCTCCAGTTAGTTCTAAGTTATCTATAATCATATTTTTCCTAATTGAGTGTTATTTCGTTAATTGTAGTTGACCCCAACATTCTTGATATTATTAATGATACATTTATTGTATCACTCATAGTGGCTATATTGCCTTTAACCCCATTTACACTTTTATTAATGTCAGCAAAGTCATCCAAGCTGAGCCCACTAGTAAAATACTTAGAAATACTATTTGCTGTCCCATCAGAAATATTTGCAGTATCTGAAAATATTTTATTCGTAACTGCTGCAAGTACATCTACAATAGTTGTTAAGTCTACTCCGTCTGTTTTTGTTGGAGTAACTGTTACTGGGCTAGCAGTAGTTACTGGACTATTTAGTAAAAACCCGTTAACTAAAGTTGTATTTAATAGCGCAGCAGATTCTAAATCACTTGCCCGTATTTCGTCAAATCTATCTCTGAGAAATACATTAAAAGTGCCGAGTACATCAGTTAAAGGTACTGTATCACCAAAATAATCTTTAATAACATATTTAATTACAGAATCGCTAAGGATTACTTCATCATTTAATACTTTTGTAACACTAGCAGCATAAATTTCTGTAAAATTAACACTATCAATTACTCTTTGGTTTTTGCTAGTTACATCTAACAAGATACTTAATGCTATATCTTGATATGTTACTGTTGGCGCTACCTTTTGATAATTAAGTTCTGCCTGAAGTTTTTCCCAAACGAGACTCCAATTTGCTTTCATTAGAACTGTTCTCTAACTTTGAACTTTAGCTTATCGTATACTGTTTGTACTCGCTGTGGTGTGCCATTATCAGTTAGCTCAAGTTCTCCTTCATATATTCCTGCAGTTATATCTAAAGAATCAGCTGGCCAGAGCATAGAACAAGTACCTCCTGAACCACTAATTATAGCAAGAGACTCTGTGAATAGCGCAGTAGAGCTGTTTAATGCTCTAAATTTTAATTTAATGGTATATCCAGTTATATCAATAATTTTCCAGGTTGAAGAATCCTCTTCATCTAATATCGTTACTGGATCAGTGACAACTGCTGTTGCGGAGTCTCGCAGTGTGAAGTTTAGTTCGGGCTTAGTATCTCCTTGAACTAAGTTTATTGTTTCAAAATAGGCCATAATCTATATTTTTTATGCGGAGGATACTTTTTAATTACAATTTAGTAAATAAAAAATAATTTGTCAAGTCTTATTTTAAATAAATCCATTATCTACTAATTTATTATTAGTTTCTGTTTCATTATCCCCGCCTAATCCACTAGTAATAACTTGCCTGCAATTGCTTTCATAGCGCAAGTAATAGCTATTGTTTTCTGCCTTAATATCTCCGCTAATAGCACTATACGCTTTATACGCAGCATAATTTAACACAGCCTCCGTGTACACATTGCTTATATTTAAAGAATGAGTTACCTGAGTAATTACTTTAGGAGAAGCGGCATATACTAAAATAATTTGTGTGGTGCCTTTAGCAGTATCTGTACCTTTCACAGTCACTTTAAATGGTTCCGGTATAAGTAAAGATACAGCAGTATCCACATTATCTACAATTTTTCTATAAGTATCTTTTATGGGAATTTCTACTTTTTCGCTGTCGTTGTAGTATGCGTAAACAGGAGCTAAAAAATTATCAGGCAGTACGTAGCTCTCATCATTCGTAGGGCTATCTATTTCATACTGCTTTTGTAGTAAATGAAACCTTTTATGTATTGCTAAATTAGCTAAGTTTAAATAGTTAATAAATTTACTCCTATTCGTGTTTTGCGTAGCAGATGGAGTCGTACCATTAACTGCCAAATCTCCTACATCTTGAATAGCTAATTTGTAAGTTTCCCCGTTTACTAGGTAATTTATATATTCAGATGCTTTCATTGCATTCCTTTTTAAACAAAATATGAATTATCATTAACTTTAGTATCATCATTACCCCATAAAGATGCCCCAGGTACAGCTTGGATATCTTCATCATATTCTACACTTACTTCACTAGGTTTCCATGTGTTTAGCTCAGCCAGCATAGATATAGTGTCTATTTGGTCATCGTGTTTACTTTTAAAACCTTTAACAGTAGCTAATTGTAATTCTACTGTCATTTCTTTTAATTCGTCACTATCTTTTAATTCTTCTGGGAACCATATTTTTTTCATTTTGAATAATGGAACTACATTTTCCTGGAACCTACTCATCTTATCTTTAATAGGCCTTATTCCAATATTATTCCCATTTTTTCCTTTTGACAAGTTAAAATAAATATTTCTTGCTGTCATCTCATTTTGAATCCAACTGATAAATCCTCCTTGTTGGCCTGTAATCTCTATTCCTACTTCTAAAGGAGAGTACTCTTGAACTAATCTAAATAAATTATCTACAGTAGCATTCATAAGCATTTTTTTACAAATCCCGTCCACCCACAACCAATCTCCGTTATTATTATACGCCCACACATTAATTGCACTAAAATCTGCATGTTCACGATCACTTGTAGCAAAATCAGTAGTAATGTAAAAATTGTATGCTGATTTATTAGTAATTACACTGCTTCTAGTATACCAGATAACATCTGAATCTAAGATCAGTCTCTCTTCTTCTGACATAATCCTAAGCATTAGCTCCTGGTTAAATGTATCTACTTTACCTGCTTTAACTGCATTATCATATTCTAGTTTTACAAAATCATAACTAAACCTATCCTCCCAGCTGCCTTTAAACTCTTCCCTACTGCACGGAAACTGCTCACATACTGGATACACGTTCACAACCCAAGCTCCACTTTCTACTGCTTTGTACAACGGGTCTTTAGCATTGAATGGAGTACCACTCCATATAGTTTTCTTTTTAGATGGGTGCAGCGCGTAGTTAACTGCTTTGT